AACTAAGAGCATCATCTTCATCTGACCTAGCAGATGCTACAGTTGCTGCGACCTGTTCTTCAGGTCTTGGAGGTAATTCCTCATTAGCAACTTCCTCATCTAGTCTAGGAGCTTGGACAGGTTTCTGTCCCAAGACAGTCTTCAGACGTCTCTCCAAATCTTCATATGACTTAAACTGATCTGGTGCGGTAATAGCAGATAGAGAATACTGCTTCTTCCACAATGCTTCTAATGCATCATCATCATCTAGTAAAGGTACTACCTTATCAAACTCAGACTTATCATAGTTCCAGAACCCATCCTTCTTAACGATCTTCAGCTTAAAGTTTGCACCCTGCCAGAAATCAAAAGGATTGATTGGAGTTTCATCATCAAACTCTGGTTGCATTGCTTCCAGAACCTTATCAAATATTTTCTTACCATACTTGAATAGGAATACTCTACCCTCATTCTCTGGATGAAGAGGATCTCTTACCACATATACATTTGAGTAGTAAGATAGTTTACGCTTTTGCTTACGTACTGTATCCTTATCAGCATCATTACCACTGTTCCATAGAGTACGGTTGTAGTCAGAAACAGGGTCTTTACCACCTGCTGTGGTTAAAGAATTCTCAATGTACCATCCACCTGGTCCTTGGAATGCATGTGAATAGACTTTTACCCAAGGGAGTTCTTCCCCATCAGGTGCTGGTAAGAAACGAATAACTGCTGACCCTACGCCAGTCTTATCCAGTTCTGCTTTCCAGAATCTATCATCTGCTCCACCTGGAGAAGAGTTCATCTTCTCTACTTCTTTTACTAACTTATCAGTAAGAGAACCCAGTTTGGATTGCTTTCTTAGAGAATCAAAAGACATTTAGATTACCTCGTATTTGTTGAGATTTGGCTTGTGTGTATCCAGTATACTTGAGTCACCTTGCAGTGTCAAGTACTAAATCCTTAAGGATTTTTTTGTAGTGGAATACATCTATATTTAGGAAGGGAGAATACTTTTTCATTCTAGTAGACGTGACCTTCCACACAGGATCACCTAGTTTATTATCAAAGTTATTTTTATATCCTAGTATCTTATCCAAGATTAACATAGTCTCCAAAGATATACTACCCTGAAGATGCTTCTTTAATAGTTGAGGGTGTCTGCTACCTTCTATAGCAAACAACTTATCAAAATCATTACCAGATATATGTGAGTCTACTTCCTGCTTGAAAACATAAGAGAGTGACTGTACTTTTCTACACCACTCCATATAATTAGTGTCTCCATTCTTCATCAGGTCTCCAATCCATAAAGTCTGTGGATCACTGCATGAAACAAAGTTTGCTACAAAAAAATCTTCTACTTCCTTTTCAGTCTTCTTCCTACACATCTTCTCAAACCAGAACCTATCCTTTCTCTTATAGAAAGTCTCTACTGTTGCTCTGGTTCTACCATTATACTTATGGTAGTCATAGGAATCTTTAGTAAAATGATTTTTGAGTGCAAGATAAATCTTATAGCAATCAAAGGGCATCATTAAAATATAGGTAGTTTAGCTCTGGATGTTCTCTTTAAAAAATTAAGTTCCTGTGCTTCATACTTAATCTTTTCCTTTAATGGTTTAGGTATCAGTTTAGGAACTGATTCCAGGTCTATACTATTCTGATCACAGAAATGCACAATAGCATCAATGTAATTCATGTTCTTATTATCCAGTACAAGTTGTTCAATTGCTTGAGCAAAACGTGTAGGACAAAAGAATTTCTTCTCAAGAACCTTTTCTAATTCATTGTCCATCAATTTACGCCCCAGTGTGGTTACTAACAAACTCTTTTATATACTTGACTAGAAGTTTAATATAATCCCCTTTGTTCCTTTTGTCAAACACTTTTACCTCACCATTAGGTGTAACCATGATGGTGATTAACTTAGTGACTGGTATGTCTGTTAACTCATAGTAGGCAGCAGCATAGAACATCTCCTGCACAAAGTAATTTTCCAACCACTTCTCTGGTTTAATCTTAGTTGAAGTCTTAAAATCTATTACTGCTAACTCTCCCTCATACTCCGCTATACAATCAACTCTACCAGCAAGACCAAGGTATTCTGAGTAGAGAGTCCTCTCTATAGCGTGTATGTTATTTATCTTGTCCAGATATGGTGTAGCATGATGGAACATGAACTTAGTTGCTGGCATATAATCATCCCAGTTAAGTTCTCTGTTCTCTAGATATGCCTGTGCTGCCTCATGATAATCAGTACCCCTAGTAGTAGCAGCCTTGGTTATCTTATTAGCTTTCTCTTCTCCTATTTTCTTACGCCAATTAATAAAAATCTGTCTGTTATAAAAAGAAGTTACTGATGTAATAGATGGAACCCACTTACCACTTGGCAACTGATACAACCTACAACCAGGAGTTTCTCTTTTATCTAATTCAAGATCACCTAAAAAATTACAATGGGTAAAACTCATAAATTCAATTCCAATTTAGATAGTAGATATTCTTTACACAATCCTGACCTTACTATATCTTCCACACCAAATTCAATGATGTCTACTGATGGCATGATCCTAAGGATATTCATGAAGTCATGAATGCCATTCCTTTCATTCTGTTTAATTAAGTCAGTCTGAGTAGCATCTCCACAGAACATAATCTTGGAGTCTGTACCTATCCTTGTTATTATACTATCTAATTCATGAAAATTCAAGTTCTGAAATTCATCAACTATAATAATAGCTCTGTCTAATGTTGTACCCCTAATGAATGAGGTGCTCCAGAATCCAATAGTCTCCTGTGCTTTGAGGTTGCCATACAACATCTCAAAGTCTGCCTCACTAGGCATCTCAAACATATACTTAACCATATTCTTATATGGTATCTGATATAGGTAAGACTTATCCTCATGGTCACCAGGTAAGAATCCAATCTCCCTAGTGGCAACAAGTGACCTTACAATGTAGATCTTATCATAGGGTGTATGTGGATCTAACACATCACCTAGTGCATTGAATAGAGTAATGAATGTCTTACCTGTACCTGCTGCACCATATGCTACTAAGTTTTTATTCTTAGCATAAGAATCAAATAAAGCTTTCTGATTGTCTGTAAGGGCTTCTACATCCCTTAGCATATCAGCATTGATTGGTTTCTTTCTTTTCATCTGTTTAGATGTTAATCCAACTCCAATAGGTTGGTCCCCATTCTTCTTTTTTCTAGGCATAATTATAGTTTAAAAGGTTTCACAGTTGCACCAGGTTGTTTAGATACCTTATGCAATACATCATTCCAACCAGGATTCTTCTTCACTAATTTCTCTTGCCACTCTCCAACTTCTCCTACACCAGCACATCCTTGACTCCAATCTTTATCCCAGTCAGGATTTTCTTCTCTCCATTTTTCATAATTACTCATAGTTAAGGAAAGAGTTTGAGTCTCTCCAGTCTTGAGATTTTTCACAGGGTATGTTGGCATAAGTAAACTTTTGGGTAGTTTTATTTAGACCCATTCAAGGGCTTGAGAGACACTAGGGAACTGCTCACAGAATATTCTTCTGCATTCTTCAGCAATATTCATGTGTTCTTTCTGTGTTCCATGTGCAGAACGCAAGTTGATGTAGTGTATCCACGACCTCACTGAGCCAGTCATGTATAGTTTAGTAGGTGTGGCAAGTGGTAGGACAAACCTAGCACACTCCTTAGCAACACCAGCATCTAACATCTGCTTATATAATTTCATTCCTTCTGCAAAATGCTTCTGCATTTCAAGTTGAAAATCTTGCACTACAAATCTATCTAAGTCATCAATAGAATTCTGTCTGTTCTTATCATCTTGCCTTCTTAGTTCTGGTAAAGGTATCTCTTCAGCAAGCATACTACTATCAGCATACCTTTGAGAGAACTCTTGATATGTAAATGATCTATGCCTAAGTATCTGCGCTGCTAATCCTCTGGTAGTGCTAATCTCCAGAGTCATATGTGCTTGCTCAAAGACTGACCAATGACCGTGCTTTATGCAGTATCCTAGTAACCCAGCTACCTTTGGATTGTCTTGATTCTTTGGGTTGCTCACTCTTGCCACGTACCCCATCATCTCTTCTGCCTTTGGGGTTACTGTTACTAACTTCACGTTCATGTTGTTTCTCACGTTTTTTAATCATTTTAGCATAGAACACATCCTTTTTACTGTACCAGTCTGGATGTTTCTTTGCTAGTTTAAGTAGTTTCTTTGCTGCTTTCTTGTCCTTCATTCATTCTAGTCTGGATATCCATCATCATCA